AGATCATCGTCTTGTGGAGGTCGTTCTCCGTGGAGTGCGGCGACTGGAAGTTCCCGATGTAGGCGACACGCATGTCGCCAAACATATCATGTTTCTGCTATGGAGCGTTCACCTGAGCAGCCACGACAGTGCAGGGCTCGAAGGTGAAGATCCCGAACTCCTCGGTGTTGAGGGTGGCGACGTTGCGGGTGTAGTTGAACAGCTCCCACGGCGCCCCGGTGTCCTTGGCCCCGGTCAGCTTGAAGTAGACGAGGCCCGAGCCGTAGATCCACGGCGCTCCGACGGTGACAGCCCCGGTGGCCGGCGCGCCGCCCGTGTAGCCGGCATCACCGACGACGTAGTGGCCAGTGGCTGTGCGGAAGTTCTGGCCGTCGAACTCAAGAACGCCTTCACCGTCGAGGTACACGAGTGTGCCTGGGGTGACGTGGATCATCCCGATCCCGCCGCTCAGCTTCTGGCCGAGCCCATCCTCGACACCGGAGAGCGCACCGACCGGTGTGTCGTCGATGCCGACGACGATGTCGGCCTGGTCCATCAGTGACGGGTTGGCGGGGGCCAGCGCGCTGTCGAAGACCTCGCGGGCAAGGATGAAGGAGCGCGACAGCTCGGCGTGGTCGCGGAGGAACTTCTCGACCTCAGCGTCGCTCGTCCCGACCACCAACGGGTGGGAGACCATCGTCTCGATGCGGAACGGCAGGAAGGTGACGCAGTCACCGACGGCCGGGTACGTCAGGTTCTCCGCTGACTCAGCTGGCGTGTCGTCGCAGGGATCGTCGACGGCGAAGCCAGTCGGTGTCACGCAGCCGAAGGGAGCGAAGGAGAGCCCGTTGAGCCAGTGCGTCCCGTTGTTGTCGACGCCTTCGCCGGTGAGCGGGCGGTAAGTGGACAGCGCCGTCGCCTGCGTGCGTGGCACGACAGTCGGAGCTGCTGTCGGGTTGAGCATCTGCAGCGGCATGTTGTGATCCTCTCACAAACGAGAGAGCCCGACCCGATCTCCCGGGCCGGGCTCCCATGTTGGGTTGTATGTGGTTGCGGAGGGTCAGCTGCCGATGCCGATCTCGTCGTCGCCCTCGCAGTCGATGACGACGTCGGCGATCTGCTGACCGTTCCAACAGACGTTGTTCAGCTCGACGATGTGCGCCGGGCAAGAGGTCGTGTCCACGACGCCCTCGAAGTTCTCGAAGAAGAACGTGAAGTTGTTGTGGCGGTTCGACTCGTTGTCCCGGTACATCCCGTTGCCGGAGACGCCGATGTTCAGCTCGCCGCGGTCCATCAGGGCGTACTTGCCCCGGGGGGCGATGAGCATCTCGATGTTCCGGGGGAAGTCAGCCAGCTTGCCGCCGACGTCGAAGGCTGGCAGCGGCGTCATCCACGACGGGCGGTCGAGGAACCAGTGCGGCGAGAAGCCGGCGTCGGTGAACAGGGCGTTGATCTCACCGTCCGAAGGCACCCGGAGCACCGAGCCGTTGGTGTTGCGGCGCGAGACCTGGTCGGCCTTCAGCCCGGTCATGATGCTGCGGTGGAGCCAGAGGTCCATCTCGCCGTCTTCCCAGCGCTGCTGCTCGCGGTAGGCCGTCAGGTACTGCAGGAGCACCTTGACCACCGAGACCGAAGCGTTGTAGCCGACGTGCTCACCGAACACCGTGTCGGTCGTGGTGGCCATCGCCTCGAGGATGAGCGTCTCAGCCAGACGAGCGTGTGCGGCGCCGAGACGGTTCAGCCAGGCCTCGACCAGCTCGGGGAAGCTCATCTGCATCATGTTCTGGATCGTGATGCAGCGGTACACGCCGTACATCGTGAAGTCGACCGGCGTGCCGCAGACGATGCGGGCGCAGTCTTCCTTGACGGCGTTGACGTTGGCGTCGTCCTCTGCGGTCCACTGGCCGACGCCGGTCGTGATGTCCGACAGCGACGGGCTCGGGTAGATCTTCACGCCCATCCGAGGAGCGGCGAAGGTGGAGAGGGATGCCCGCACCGGCCGAGCGAGCGTGTTCATGCAGGCCAGGTTGTAGTTCGGCGTGAACGGCGCGCACAGGGCAGCCGTCATCTCCGGGCTCTGGAACATGTCGAGGTTCTTGACCCAGTCCTCGCTGAGTCGCCGACCGTCGAAGTTCGCCTTGGCGTAGGCCACCGGGAACTTCTGGTCAGAGTCGGTGCGAACTGACTCCATGCGCTCCAGGAGCGCCGCGCAGATGTCGCTCATCGAGGCGAAGGCCTCGCCGGCCGCCTTCCCACTCACGCCGTCGTAGGCGAGGAACTGATCGGCCGTTGCGCGGGTGTCCTTGACCAGTGTCCCGCCACCGGCCCCGACCCGGGCGCGGACCTTGCGGCCGGCGCCTGCGGTCACTTCGGGCTTCCCCTCGCCCTCGTCGTCGTCGGAGAGAGACTCCTGGGTCTCGTCCTCGTCCTCTTCGGCGAGGGACTCCTGGGTCTCGTCGGGTTCGGCGGGATCCTCGGAGTCGTCGCCCAGCTCGGCCTCGAGACCGTCGGCGGCCTCGGCGGCCACCGCGGCGGCCAGAACGACCACTCGGGCCTCCTTGGCCTTCTGGACGAGGTCGATGACCTCATCGCGGTCGCCATCGAAGCCCTCGGCCTTGATGGACGCCAGGGCGGCCAGGCAGGCCTCGCGGATCTCCTTGGCCAGCGCTCGCAGCTCAGCTGCGCTCAGCTGGTCAAGGTTCTCGGGGATCGTGGGGAACATGGGCCGCCTCCTGGCGTGTCGGGCTCCTGATGGCGGCCATTCTCCACAACCAGCGGCTCGATTGTCCACGCCCCCCGATCAGGCGTCGTCCAGCTCCAGCTCCAGCTCCAGCACCTCGACGTCGACCTCTTCGGTGACTTCGATCTCGATCTCGACCTCTTCGCCGTCCTTGGCCTCAGCGATGTGATCCCACAGCTGGCGAGCGAACTCGAGCTGGTCGTTGGTTAGACGGGGCTGAGCCTCGGCCGTGGCGGGCATCGAGGCGACGAGTTCGAGGACGTCACCGGCCTCGTCGGCGAAAGCGAAGCCGGCGCCCGGCAGGAACCCGGGCGTGCTGACGGAGGCGATCGCCACGAGCTGGTCGCCGATCCAGTGGCCGGAGATGTGCGAGCAACGCGCGGCATGGATCTGCTCGTCGGTGAGCCCCGGACGGAGACGACCGGAGACCCATGGGCCGTGGCGGCCTTCGCTCACCCTGACGTCCGCCCAGGCGTTCTCGACGCCACCCATCGCCTCGGTGATCTGCTCCGGCGTGAGGCCGCGCAGCGTCTTCTTGGCGTGGCCGCCGAGAAGGAAGATCGGACCGGTGCCGACCTGACCGCGCTCGGTGAGCGGGCCTGGGTGGTTGAACTCGCGGTAGGCCTCCCTGGGGCGGGGAGCGGTGACGAGGCGGTCCATGAACCCGCGGTGCGGCTGGCCCCACATGGCGAGATTGCCGTAGACCCGACATTCGGCGTCGACGATGATCTTGTGCGGCTCGTCGGACTCGGGGATGAAGTAGTCGTCATAGGGGACCGTGGTCGCTGCGGATGCAACGAGTTCCGCCTGAGGCACCGGGGCGTACTCGACGGTCCACGGACAGTCGACGGTCAGCTCTACGTCGCTCGGAACGAGTGCAGCCGTCAGCTCCTCGGTCAGCTCGGCCGACGCGTTGGGGAAGGCTGGCATGCCGACGAGGGTGGTGGCGCCGATCTTCCACTCGACGAAGTCGAACTTCATCGACCAGAAGTTGTCGTCGTCGTCGTCCTCGTCGCCCCAATCGATGCGCACCTTCACTTCGGCGAGGTCGACGGAGTTGTGCCTCAGCGCGCCGGTCTGCAGGTACTTGACGGCGGTCTGTCCGGCCTCGTCGTCGATGAGCCATCCCCAGCCTTCGACGTTGCCGTCGTCGTGGAAGATGACCTGATCGAGGCGGCCGATGATGGCGGCGCCTTCGTGACCGGAGTTCTTGAACTGGCCGTAGACGGTGCGGGGCAGATCGCGCACGCCCTTGCCGCCGGAGGACAGGCGCCGCCCGTCGGCGGTCCACTGGTCCATGGTGGTCAGCGACGGGAAGTGCAATGGACGCAGCATCCCGTCAGGCCGCGTCATCACGCGCTGGCCGTAGCTCGAGATCATGATGGGCTCCTCTTGGTTGGCTTCTTCGAATCGTTGGGGCTGCCCGGATCCCCGACGCCGGGGCCGGCGTTCGGGTCAGCGCCCTCGGAGTCTGCACCGGGCCCGGTCTTGCCGCTGTAGGCCTTGACCTGTTCCCAGTCGATGTCCTCGGTGCCGGGACGTCCGAACAGCTCGAGGTACGGGTTGTTGTTCTTCCGCCCGACGAAGTTGATGAACTCAGCGTCCGTCATCGCGTCGTCGGTGACGGAGAGGCCCGTGGTCTTCAGGACGACACGGCCACCGGCGAGACCGCGGTCGTAGGCCTGGCGGGTGTCTTCCTGCTTGTTGGTCCGAGCGGCGGACTCACTCATGTCCCAGGCCATGCGGTGCTTGAGGATCTCGGCGTCATTGCCGTCGAGATAGCCGAGTTCCTTCATCATCGGGTGGACGATGAGGCGGGTCAGCGCCCAGCACATGATGTCGAGGTCGGGCTGCACGGCGATGCGAACCTCTTCGTCGCTGTTCGTCCAGCTGACGAAGCGACTCTGATCGCTCTCGGTGCCCTTCGTCGCCTGAGCCTGGATGTCAAGCCCGAAGAGGATCTCGTCGTTCATCTCCTTGCGCAGCGCGAGGTCCTGCTCCAACAGTTCGCGATCGATGGTGATCCACCGGATCTTCTCGCCCGACTCGCCCGGACCACGCATCAGCACGGGGAGGGCGACGCTGGCTTCCTCGTACTGCTGCATGTTCCGGGAGAAGGCCTTGGTCAAATAGTCCAAGACGTCCATCCTCGATCCCTGGGCTCCACCGATCACGACGTCGCTGATCTCGCTCGGGATGAACAGCAGGCCGGCGAGAGCGAAACGAGAGCGCAGGCGGCCCTTCATTGAGAGGGTCAACGTGTGGAGGATGTCGCACTCGGTGCGCAGCGCGTACAGCGGAGAATCGGGGAGATCGACGTAGCGGCGGCCCGGCAGCCAGACGCGCCCGAGTACATCGTCGGGCATCACCTCGCGCTCGATCACGTCGGTGTTGCCGTAGATCGCCGTCGGCAACGTTCGCCACTTCAGCGGACCGGCCTTGGTCCCCGACAGCA